GAAAGAACTAACGGTCAGTTAGCCATGCTTGGTTTCGTCGCTGCTCTTGGAGCATACGTAACAACTGGACAAATCATTCCAGGTATTTTTTAAACACTTTTATAAATGACTACAGCCACATTAACCAAACCATTTGACAACTGGCAGCGTTTCTGTGACTGGGTTACTAGCACCAACAACCGTCTCTACTTGGGATGGTTTGGTGTGCTTATGATCCCTGCACTATTAACCGCTGCAACAGCATTTATCATAGCTTTCATAGCTGCACCACCAGTTGACATAGATGGAATACGTGAACCAGTAGCTGGCTCTCTACTCTATGGAAACAACATCATATCGGGAGCGATTGTCCCGTCAAGCAACGCAATCGGTCTTCACTTCTACCCAATCTGGGAAGCTGCAACCCTCGACGAGTGGTTGTATAACGGAGGACCATATCAACTTATTGTATTCCACTTTCTCATCGGTATCTCAGCTTACTTGGGACGACAATGGGAACTTAGTTACAGATTAGGAATGAGACCATGGATATGTGTAGCTTATTCCGCACCAGTTGCAGCATCCTTTGCTGTCTTCCTTGTGTATCCATTCGGACAAGGGAGCTTTAGTGATGGTATGCCTCTTGGTATTTCAGGGACTTTCAATTTTATGTTTGTCTTTCAAGCAGAACATAATATCCTTATGCACCCTTTCCATATGCTCGGTGTTGCAGGGGTATTCGGTGGAGCTTTATTCGCTGCTATGCACGGAAGTCTTGTTACTTCCTCACTTGTTAGACAAACGACTGGACTCGTATCTCAGAACTATGGGTACAAGTTTGGACAAGAGGATGAAACCTATAACATCGTAGCCGCGCATGGCTACTTCGGAAGACTTATTTTTCAATATGCTTCTTTCAATAATAGTCGCAGTCTTCACTTCTTCCTTGCTACTTGGCCAGTGGTTTGTATCTGGCTTACCTCCATGGGAATCTCTACGATGGCATTTAACCTCAACGGATTCAATTTTAATCAATCCGTCACAGCGACCAATGGCAGAGTTATTCCAACATGGGCTGACGTTCTTAACAGGGCTGACTTAGGTATGGAAGTAATGCACGAAAGAAACGCACATAACTTTCCGCTTGATCTAGCGGCTAAAGAGATCGCACCAATAGCCTAACGATACTTCCGTTCATCCTATTGGGACGCATGAAACCTAAGCATGGAACGGGGCTTAGGTATTGAGGTTTAACCATGACTCAACTAGAACTACAAGCTCGTATCAAAGAGCAGAACATTTTAGAAAGAGAAATGAAACTTAAATATCGCGGCATCGCATACTACAAAACTTACAAGAATTAATTTAATGAAAACAATTGCACTAGCTCTCGCAGCCACCACATTAGCGTCTGCTCCTGCATCCGCTGGCGTTTACTTAAACGCTGAATCTAATGATGGATTCACAGGATCTGAATACACAGGAAGAACTGTTGACTTACACATTGGATATGAAGGTTCATTTAAGAAACTTGATTACTACATTCAAGGCGGTCCAGCATTCACTGCGGTTGCTGATGTAGATGGTAAAGAATCAGAACTATCTGGAAAGCTTGGAGGTACATGGAATGTATCTGAAAAGCTAGGTGTTTATGGTGAGTTCTCAGGTATCTCTAATGGAGATGAGGATAATAACTATGGCACAAAAATTGGAGCTAAGTATAGTTTCTAATGTCTCATCAATCAAAAGGTAATCCAGCTAAAGTGACTTCGTTCCGTCTTCAGACAGACGCACATCACAACAAGCCAGAGGAGCATAAAGAAGAAACTAAACCTAGTGAAAAAGATTAATGAATTATGGATAGTAGTCTTTATGGCTCTATCCTTTTTTATTTTGGTAGAGACAATGCACTTGAACTACCACAGGTCAGAGACACCTCAGTGTCGGATCTCTGACTGATTTGGCTTTTAGCCCTGTACGCAGGATACCTATTAGCCGTCTAGACGGTGGGATAGACCACAAACTTCGAATTAAAATTGTGCACGATGATGATTTATACATTCAATACATTTTAAAATATAGATAAATGGCACATCAAAATAGTAACGAGCCTTTAGCTGATTTAACGCGGCCAGGCTCGCTCAATGGTGCGTCCGATTCCAGAGCACTTCTACTTAAGCTGTTCTCTGGTGAGATGTTTAAAGGATTCCAGAACAATGCAATAGCAAGGGATCTTGTAATGAAGCGTACACTTAAAAATGGTCGCTCTTTACAGTTCATCTACACAGGTCGCACCAACGCCGAATTCCATGTACCAGGTCAATCAATACTTGGTAACAGTGATGGCGCACCTCCAGTAGCTGAGAAGACTATCACATGCGATGATCTCCTTATCAGTTCAGCTTTCGTTTACGAGTTAGACGAAACACTTGCTCATTATGAGCTTCGTGGAGAGATCTCTAAGAAGATCGGCTACGCTTTAGCTGAGAAATATGACCGCCTAATCTTCAGAGCTGTGACTCGTGGAGCTAGAGCTAAGTCACCTGTGATGAAGAATAACTTCGAAGAGCCAGGTGGAACTCAGATTCGTGTAGGTACTAACGCACAAGCATCTGATGCTTATGTTCCTGCATCGCTAATCAATGCGTTCTATGACGCTGCAGCTGCAATGGATGAGAAAGGTATTAGTTCTGATGGACGTGTAGGTGTTCTTAACCCACGCCAGTACTATGAACTTATCCAACAGGTAGGTGATAACGGTCTAGTTAACAGAGACTCACAAGGTACATCCCGTCAAAAGGGAAATGGAATCGTAGAGATTGCAGGCATTAAGATCTTCAAGTCTATGAACATTCCATTCTTCTCCAGCTACGGTACTAAGTTTGGATCTGCATCAGCTACAAACCCTGGTATTACTGATCCTGGTAATAAAGGTGATTTCGTATCTGAAGATGTTGAAGATGCACGTAACTCTGTTACTGGTATCAACAACGAATATGGTCAAGCTTCTAACTTTGCTAATTCTTGTGGATTAATATTCCAGAAAGAAGCTGCAGGTGTTGTTGAGGCAGTTGGTCCACAGGTTCAAGTAACAAGTGGAGACGTATCAGTAATATACCAAGGTGATGTAATCCTTGGTCGTTTAGCAATGGGTGCGGATTATCTTAATCCTGCAGCTGCTGTTGAACTATATGCAGGTACTGCTACACCTCCAGCACAGTTCGGTACAGTTCAAACTGCAACTAACAACGCTGGTTATCAGTAAACAATATTTTACTTACACAATGGGAGGCTTCGGTCTCCCTTTTTTTTTATTCATATACACATGACTATTCCCACAACAGTTGACACCGATACAGAACTATCCGCAGTGAATTCAATACTGGGAGCTATCGGTCAGTCACCAGTAACAACACTAAACTATGAGAATCCAGAAATAGGATTTATCTATAACATACTGACCGAAGTCAATAAAGACGTACAGAATGAAGCTTGGGTATTTAATACAGAATACAATGTAGAGATATCTCCAGATACTTCAAAGAATATAACTATTCCAAATAATGTTTTAAGATATGATTTACATGAAGATAATATCTACAGGAATAAGAACTTAGTAAGAAGAAACGGTAAACTTTGGGATACCATTAATCAAACTGATGAATTTGATAATGCTTTACACCTTGATATAACTTGGCTTTGGGCTTTTGAAGAACTACCAAGTGCATTTAAAAGATACATAATATCTAGAGCTTCAGTTAGAGCTGCGACTCAGTTAGTAAGTAACCCACAACTTGTACAACTACTACAACAACAAGAAGCATTAACAAGAGCTACTTGTGTTGAGTATGAATGCAATCAGGGTGATCATTCTTATATGGGATTTCCTGATAAGAGTAGCTATAGAACATATCAACCATATACAGCACTGCAAAGATGACGAGTATTACACAACAAATACCTAATTATGTTGGAGGTATATCACAACAGCCTGACGAATTAAAAGTACCTGGACAAGTTAGAACAGCTAAGAATGTAATACCTGATGTCACCCATGGTCTATTAAAGAGACCTGGAGGTAGGTTGATTGGTAGTGCGTTAAGTGCTTATACAACTGATAGTAAGTGGTTTCATTACTATAGAGATGAGACAGAGCAATACATAGGACAAATAAGAAAGTCAGATGGTGAGTTAAAGATGTGGAGATGTAGTGACGGTCAAGCTATGACTGTTAATTATGACTCAGGCACTGCAACAGCTTTAAAGTCCTACTTAACACATACAGCTGAACAAGATATACAAACCCTTACTCTTAACGACTATACCTACTTAACTAATAGGACTAAGACTGTTGCTATGTCTGCAACAGTTGAGCCTGCTAGACCACCAGAAGCATTTATAGAGTTAAAGAAAGTTGCTTATGCTAGTCAGTATTCAGTTAATATATTTGACACTACTACAACTACAGAAGTTAAAACTGCGACAAGGATTAAGGTTGCTTCATCTTCTTTAGATTCTGATAGTAATTGTCCTAATGTTGGGACAGAAATTCTTAAAGTTGGAACAGATAATCAAGATTTAACAAATGTAAAACAAAAAATTAAAGTTTCTCTTGCAACAATTGGACAAAGTAGTGCCGACAATTTTTTTGAAGACGATGCAACAAGAGCATATTCATTAATTTATGTACCACCTGCTTGGGTAGTAAATACTTATTATCAAACGGGTGATCTTGTTCAAGGTGAATCAGATAATTCAAGAATTTACAAAAGAACAGGATCTGCTATTACATCAAGTGGAACAGTACCTGATCATGATTCAGGAGAAACAGATGGTTGGACGGCAATAACTACAACTACTTATACAGCTAATTCAGATGTATCTAGTACTCAATTATATGGAGGTCAAGCTTGTATTGAAATAGCAGATTCCAGAGAAATAGATTCAAAAGCAGATTTAGATCTTACTGTAGCTGCATGGTCAACAGGTAATGGTGCACACTTTCCTTTTGAAATAGACAGTACAACTTGGGATGGAACGTACGCAACATTAACTTATGTTTGGAAAAATAATGGTGATTATTCTGATCACATTAGTCGGTTAATATTTAGAAGAACAAATGGAACCACGCATACTATTGGTGGTAACAATGTTTCGTCAGCTACTGATGGTGCGTTATCAACAAGTAATGGTACATTAGCAATTTCAAGAATTGGTTGGGGTGGTAATGATGTATTACCAGCAGGTAGAGCTGATCTATACTTTAGACTTACGAATACTGGTCAAGCTGTACCAGATGCTACAGGTGATAACTATAGCTGTAGATATACAACAACTGTAGATCTATTACATGGTGGAAGTGGTTGGGAACCTGGAGATAAAATTCAAATTAGAATGAAAGGAGGGGTATATGTTTTAGAAGTAGAGGAAACGAGTATTTCTAAAGTACAAGCTAATCTTGGTTTAATCAGACCGA